GTTTTCATTAGCCTTAAGTAATTCATCCACATTAACAAACTTCTGATTAGCACCCAAAGCTGCATAAGGATATTGCGCATAAAACGTGGAAGGATTAGATTTAGCTCCCTTGGTCATTACCCAACTCATGGATTTATTTTTCTTCCATAAATAACCAATTTTAGTTGACGCAAATGTTGGAACACCTGAGCCTCCTGTAACATCTAATATAAGTCCCCCTCTTTGATGTACATAGACGAAAACAGTTCCTTTAGGAAAGGCCATTGTTACATTTGCCTGAGTCCAAGTAGCAGCATTTTGAGTAAACGCAAGATTCTTGCCGATTAACTGCGCTTGATCTCTCAATAGATTCATTTTAATCATGTATTCAATTTCATGAGTCGCTCCACCAACCATATCAAACCTGGATTTCTTTAATAAATTATATTCCGACCGAAATCCCTTAACTTTGGTAAAATCTCCAACAACCAAGTCTTCAGTAAAAGACCCTCCTGATCCCCCAGTATTTCCTCCTGCAGCTGGTGTAGTTGCGCCACCTTTACCACCTGCACCTGCTGCTAATAGTTTATTAACAAACTCCTCAGGACCAATATTAGAATCCCTTTTCGCTTCCAATATATATACTTGGACAACCGCATCAGTAGTGGCAAAATTTGATACATGTAGTTCTAAACCTAATGTCTTACAAAATGTTTTCTGCTGAGCAGGATCAGTTTGAGCTAAAAAATAATTCGACCCTTGAATAGGAACATCCGATATCAAATCCCTATAAGCGATTGTTGAATTAAACGGATTAATAAATAAATTGCTTGACGTAGGACTAGAAACCATTGTTTGCATTGTAGTCCCTTCAGAACAAATAATTTTCCCTTCACCACCACCTGCAAATGAAGACACAATTCCTGAACTTGCTTCTGTAAAGAAACAAGCTTGAGATTGCACATTTGCAGGAACAGTTGCACATCTGGTTATTGCGCATGACGAATGACTAAGTGTTGACGAAAAACTAGTTACTGTCATATCTTGTTTCTTCTTAGTTCTTGTTTTTGTTTTCGATTGGGGAAAAGCATATCTGTAGGCCGAAGCAACTGCACTTCCAGCTGCTGTTCTGGCAACATTAACGCCACCTCGGGCAGCTTTCCTAGTCATGGAACGAGTAACTGCCATATTTTTTATTAGTAAAACTATCTACGGTAGAAACGTCTTCTTAAAACGGGCCGTCGCCTTAGAACTGGACGACGCACTCGGACGTTTTGGCGCGGTACACGACGAACCACACGAGAACGACGACGAAAGGGGACAAAGCGGCGACGACGGATAATAGGACAGGGTCTTCTAACATTTCTCATTTATTATAACTCTTGGTGAAACTCTGTTACAACAATTCTACGCCTAAATGCAGCAAATGTAATTGAATCTAATTCTGGCCACCACTGTTCTGGAGGCAGATTTGAGGTAATCCATATATGGGAAGCGGACAGTACCCTTGAAGAGCCTTTGACTTCCACCCTGACAGGATAACGATCGAGCCACCGCAGGATGTTCGCAATGTCGATAACTCCTCGAAATTCATCGATGACAACATTGAGCTCACCTTGATATCCGTCCCAGAATTTAGTTCGGGGATCTTTAGGGAAAGCATCCACGCCAGCTTCGTCCCAGGCCCGGCGAGACTTACCTGTTGCTGTGGGGCCCCAATAAACGTCACACCGACGTTCAATTGGAACAGGCTTGCAGTAATCAGATCCAATTCTGCGGATACTGCTATAACTTTGAATCCGAACCGAGGCCGGTATTCGCTCGATATCCCCGGACTTGGCGCATTCCCATACCAAGTCCCAATCAGTCCGCGAGTTTCTTCGAAATGGCTTTGAGCCAAATTCGAATCTGGTGTTGGCGACGGCGGTGTCTTCCTTCCAGACGTATGCCGCGGCCGCTTCGCTTCTAGATAATTCGGCATGACAGCTGGGGGTGAAGGCCGCTTTGCAGGCTGAGAGGGATTTCTTATCTCTGAAGGCGACGAATATTTGCCAATGTTCATATCCTCCTTCGCCGATTTCTTGCTGTCCTCTAATCCAACATATTCCTTCTGGTAGTTCAGCTGGTGGATTCCAATCTTCCCGCTTAATTGTAAGGAGCCAGAATATCCCTTGGACGCGATTTCTCCCTGCCATGGATTCATTCGTTTTTGGTTTATTTTTTTAGTTTTTACGTGTCTTTTATATTCCAGGACCCTTGAATACGCACAGACACACGTGAGGTAGAATGTAGAACGGGCATAGTAAGTAATACTAGGGTACGATTCTCACTCACGTGACACGTACCCTTTGGTGCTTACTATGCCCTAAATTACCTCACCCCCTAATATCGCAAGGTGTGCCATGGACCGGCCGCAAACGGCCTTTCGCCCCACGGGCTCACCCATGGTAATCTCCACACAGGTCCGTCACCGGACCTGTCAGCAATGTGTTTTTGTTGGTTGTAAATTTTTTATTAAACGTTTTCATTAGCCTTAAGTAATTCATCCACATTAACAAACTTCTGATTAGCACCCAAAGCTGCATAAGGATATTGCGCATAAAACGTGGAAGGATTAGATTTAGCTCCCTTGGTCATTACC